CGTCGGACCGATCCTGAACATCCATGCGGTTGGATCGCTTCTTGCGATGCAACCCAACGGTCCTCTTTCTAGAGGGCATGCCTACAACACTCACACCGAGGCCAGGTGGAATTCTGTCCCTTGGAACGAATACCACCGGCCCGGCACACAACTCTTTCAGGCGGTCGGCAACGACCGCCTCGTCCACATTAGCAAGTGGCTTTCCCCGCCCGGTGACGCGCGAGGAGACCTCCCCAACCGTTTTCTTGAACTCCTTGGCAAAGCGGAAGAACTTCTTGCAGTAGGGTCTACCCTGCGAGAAGCCCGCGATGCCAAGGGCAGGAGCCCAAACGGAGGCGAGACGGAGGAGAGCATCGTCCACTGTGGTCGTGAGGTGGTCCGGAAGAACGGTAGCAAGCTTGTCAATCAAGCTACCCTCTTCCGGGCTCTCCCACAGTGGCTTTTGCTCAACCTCCGCTTCAGCCTCCGCGAGGGCGTCGGAAAGGAGGTCCCCAGCCACCCCACATGTCCTCCACAGGTTGACCACCCGTCGGATCGCCGCGGTATCCTCGTGCGTAAGCACTGCGAAGAGGAACCGGCGGTACCGATCGGGACAATCGCGGAGGACGCGGTGGGGACGCGCCGGAGGAAAGCCACCCCCGCCCAGCTCCCGAGGAACGAAAGGAGGGATGCCCGCACTCTTCAGGGCAGCCGCCTCGGGCCGGAGCACCTTGACCAAACCGTGGATGGTGGTCCGCTTGCGCGAACCACACCATTCAGGTATGGCCGAGGAGACTGCCGGGCCCGAGGTGGCCCAAGAGGGAAGCTCGAAGGGAATGGGACCGGAGACCCGCTTCACGACAAAGTGGCCGGGATGGATCAAACTACGCACCGGGACGTAGTCAACCATCCGAACGGCCGAGAAGCGGGTGTAACCCGGAACCACAAACCCTTCTGGAAGCTTCTGACCCCTCTTGAGCCAACCGAAGAGGCTGTAGCGCGGCGCCGGCATGGACTCTTGGTCGAACCAACACATCTGCTCGGTGAAGAGCAAAAGTGCCAGCGAAACCAAGTGTTTACCAACCGACAAGCCGCTACCTACAGCATGCACCCTCATCTCGTACCCGGCGTGAGCCGTCGACGGCAAGACGCCGGCGAGGTCATCGCCGCACGTGGCGAACCGCATGAGGTCATTGCTGACCTCGCGCGGCAAGCCAGCGCGGACGCAAGCCTCGCGGACGGAGGACTCACAAGCCCAAAGGTTGATGATGTTGAGGATGAACCACGACAGTGGCAATCCCATCAAACAACCTCGCTTGGAAGTGAAGTCCCCCGTCTCCGACTGAACACGCATCGGGCCGAGAATCCTGGAACCGAGGAACTCAACGTCCTCGGGGAGCTGGGCGCCCTCACACACCCCTTCCCAAACCGCCCGAATGGCTTCGAAAGAGAAGCCATCCGTGGCCTTGGTCAAGTCGGCCGATACCAGAACAAGAGACCCAAGGGAGGTCGGGCACTGGATGGCGCGGTCGGAGAAGTCTTTAAAGACTTCCTCAAGACGACCGCCCTCCAGGCTAGCCCGAACCCGAGGGTCGTGTTCCAGCATCGGCCAGACCACGCTGCGCACGAGGTGTCCAACCTCGACCACGTCGACGGGAGATTTTGTCACGACGCGGGTCTTAAACCCGCGCTCCCGAACGACGGCGGTCGCACACGGCAAAGGGCCGGTGCGGGCGCGGAAGCGGCGAAGGGAAGAGTCCCGAAGTATCCGAGCGATACGGGCACGCTCCTCGTCGGGGTTCTCGAGCACGTTGACCACGTACTCGACGGCGCCCCGAGTTGGAACTTGCCCAGCGGACCGAATGGTCGCTCGGTTGCTCTCCCCGACGGAAGTAAACCGCCGGGGATCGCTGAACGTGGGGTAAGGATGGAAGTCGGTAACCTCGGACGCAGGTTGCTCCATCCAGTCATCCACTACCTCTCGCAACTCTGCACGCATGCCACCAAGGCGGCGAGAGTAGTCGAGGGTAGCGGAACTGGATACGGAAAGCTTAGCGACCGAGGTGTTCGCAAACCGACCCATCCTAGATCCCCAGCGGACCGCAAAGGCCCGCAGTTCAGCGACGGGAACCGGTGCCGGTGGCACCGGAGTGTTGAGG